TTTTATGACATGGAAGCTTTTGACGATGCTTCTACGGTTAACCCTAACATGCTCTGGAATATGAAAGGGCAAAAATAAAAAAGTATATTAAAGAAACTCTTCCAGGATTACATGGAGGGGTATCACAGCAAACTCCGGCAGTCAGACTGAAGACTCAATGTGAAGCACAGGAAAACATGGTTAACGACCCTGTGAAGGGTATTTACAGGAGACCTCCCTGTGAGCTTCTGCTGGACAACTTGGATTTTTCTCAAACAGGGATGGATACTTTATTTGAGGAAGGTCTCCATCTGTCCAGTAATATAACAGTTAATTCTGTCAATAAAAACATACAAACAAGGTCTTTCTATTTTGGCAGTATGACTAATATTTCACGAATTTTAACAGTATATCCAGAGGAGGTTTAATGGAGTATGGAAATAAATTAACAATTGTAGGACAGGATAAAGTTGCTCAAGCTCTTATGCCTGGTAACCCTACAATAATTTTTAAAGAAATAGCTATAGGGGATGGAGGAGGAAGTCCTTATATACCTACTGGAGAAGAAACAGGTTTAAAAAATGAGCTACTAAGGATTCCGATTACTTCAGTGTCTCTTAATTCTTCTGATTTTTCCAGTCTGATTACAGTTGGGGAAATACCTTCAGAAAGTGGAGGGTTCACTATCAGAGAGGTCGGTGTTTATGATTCTTCAGGAGCTTTTATTATTATTGGTAATTATCCTGAAACTTATATCCCTGTCCCAGAGTCCGGTGTAGCTCAAGAATTTAAAGTTAAAATTATCAGTAAAGTTTCAGACACTTCTGTGATTGAGATATTTCAGCCTGTAGAAGACCTATTATATAAACAATATGTTTCAAGATATTCAGATTTTCAATCAGCTATAGATGTGATGGCTTCATTAGGAAAGAGTTTAATTATAGACCAACCAGTAGACTTAGGTGGAGAAACAGTTGATTGTCTCGGTGTTGGGGTTGTTTGGTTCGATAGGTCTAATAACATAACAAATGGTAAATTAATAAATTATGGAGAACTAAATACACCTAATCAATTTAATTCCATGCAAGACCTTACTTTACAGATTGGTTTGGTTAAAAATGAACAAATAAGTATAAAGAGTTATCATTCAGACGCAATAGGTGGTGGTGGTGTATTCTATTGGGATGATACAAAAGCTAAAACAGAACATAATGGTGGTACAGTCATTGACCCTACCGCTGTATTTCCTACAGACTGGAACAATCAGACTCAATTAGATACTTGGTTTGATAGTGCTAATGCTGGAAGTGGTGTTTGGGTTAGACAATATGATGGGGCTGTTAATGTTAAATGGTTTGGTGCTAAAAGTGATGGTACAAGTGATGATACCAAGCCTATTCAAACTGCTATAAATAATAATAGTACAGTATATTTTCCTGCTGGTGGTATTTACACACTGAAAGAGTCTATATCTTTGCTTTATTATACTAGATTGCTTGGTGAGAATATGTACAGAACAAAGATTAATGTAACTACATCTGACTCTTATGGTATCTTGCTTAATGGAGCAGACTATGTGAGCATAGAGAACATTACAATCGATGGTACAAACTTAATAAGTACATCATCTAAAGGAAGTTATTATAATAAGTTTAGCAATGTATGGTTTGGTCCTTGTGATAATGCAATGCTTGTGAATAAAAATTTCTATTGGTCTATGTTTTCTAATTGCACATTTAGAGAATGTACTAATGGTATTATCGCAGAAACTGGAGAGAATTTTAATGCAATTACATTCAGCAACTGTTCTTCTTTCATGAGTTCTCCCGTTAGTCCAGTTATTGATATTACAGATGGAGATGGTGTAACATTTAATGGATGTCAATTCCAGAATCAAGGAATAAAAGTTACTAATTGTAAAGCTGTAAATATAAATGGCGGGTATTGGGAAGGCTATACTGAACCAATTATTGAATCAGTGAACAGTATATTATATATAGATGGTATCTATACCCCTCCAGCAACAAATTTTAATATTGACAATGAAACTTCATTTAAAGGTACTCTTGGGCTTCCTTCTAATAGGTATTATAATGTATTGCCACTTCTTAATGGTGTTGAAAATAAATTTCCTGATTGGGAATGTACAGAAGAATGTGTAAATCATTTAGGGACTAGCCCAACTGGAATTAAATTTGATATGTCTATTAATACTGATGGTAATCTTGAATTAACATCTACTAACTCATTGGCTAGAAATGGTTTTACTTTAACTGCATCATCTATAAGTATATATGTTAAGTGGAGATGCACAGAAGGGCAAGCTAAATTACAACTCTATGGAACTAGCGAAGCTTCCCAAGTAATATCTAATGAGGGAGATGATTGGCTAATAACTAGATTATCAAGCAAGACTACGAGTGGTTTTGGTAGTTTATTGTTCCTATATGGGGGCTCTGGTACCTGTACGATGGAAATTGATACTATTATTGTAACAGAAGGAGTAGGTCTTATTAATAGTCCTGATGAAGTTTTTAGTAAAGATTTTGCATTAGTTTCAGCTAATCAGAAAGAGTTGTCTGAATATAAAACTGGTTTGGTTAATGGTGAGAATTTAAATATATTTTTAAAGAGTTTTACTGGGTTACTTTTTATTAAGAATGTGAAATCAGCCGATGAAAACAATCAGTTTACCTCTAGTGTCTACTTTATACAAAAAACTGGAGATTATAATTTTATAGCTACTGTATTAAGTTCTGATAATGGAAAGAGTGGAGGTGCTTCTTTTACTATTACTGCTGGTGAATGGGGTTACATAATAATTACTAATACCTCTGGATTTACAACAAACTTAAAATATAGTTTTTTAGGCATAAATAGCTAATAAAGGAATATAGATTACAACAAAACAATACTTCCAAAAGATAACTTTACCACAAGACAAGGCAAACCATGCTATGTATGGTCTATTTGTCTATGGTTTACTATCATTATATAGCCTACTATTGGTATAAGCTATAAGTTTAGTTTTATTGGTATTTTATCAACAGCTTGACAAGAAAAAGCTCAAGTTTTAAGACAACAGCTTGATTAGTAAAGAACAAGCACGACATATTTTAATAAACTTGCAACTATAGGACAGAGCATGATATGATAAGCAATCCAGAACAGTTTTCAGCTCAGGCGGTTTCAAGAATTCAGGAAGCAGAAGATAAAGCAGAAGAGTTGAGACAAAAATTATGATTATTACAGGGGAATACTTACTTCAGAAAAAAACAGAAAAAGGGAAAATATTAGAACAAACAATAGTTTCTAATCTTATAACAGACTTTGGTTTAGACTTTTTAAAAAATGAAACTACAGTAATAAAAGAAGAAGGATTTAAGTATTGTTCGGTAGGGGGAGGGACTACACCGCCCAAACCTTCTGATACGCAGTTAGAAAAACTCATATCTACTAAAATTAAAAACCCAAATCCCGTTGGAGAAATCACAACAGAATATGGTCAGGTATCTTTCGAATATTCTTGGGGGACAGGAGAATTAGGAGATTGTACAATTTCTGAACTGTCTGTAGGGACTGTGTCTAATATTTTAAGTCGTTGTCTTTTAAAAGATGTCAATGGGAATCCTAAAGTTTTTAGGATTACTTCAGATGAGGGTTTAACAATTATTTACACGTTAAAAATTTTCCCATTCTTACAAAATAATGCAACTAAAAATATCACAGTAAGTTATAAAGATGAGATTATTCCAGTAACGTTAACAAGGCTACTCAGTCCTTTTTATGGTGTAGGAAGTGAAGCTGTAAAGACAGTTTTAGGAGGTCAAAAAGGTTTAAATTCTAAAGAGACTTTACAGGTTGAAGTAAATACTCAAAATAAAACTAAAAATCATTTTACTGTGGAACACACCACTATAAATGGAAAAACAGTTTTAATATGTAAATTACCTGTGTTTACAGTTAATACGATAGAGTACTTACACTTCTATACATTTGATGCACCTTATAATTTTAAATTAGTTTTTTCAAGCCCGCTCAATTTAGAAGAAGAAGGGGAGGAATTTCAGATAATTATGGAGAATTTTTAAATGTGTAAATTGCATGGTATTTCCAGAGGCGTATCTGAAGAATATATTATGTTTTTTACAGGGGACTCACAAGAACCTCTACAAGTTGTTGATTTAAATACCGGAGTTAATTTGTTGGTTGATTATGGACATATTACAGATACTGGAGGATTTTATCCTGACTCCGGAGTAAAGCAATATCTTCAAGGACTTTCAGACGCACGAAAAGAAATTAAATGTCTGACTGTCCATGACACTACTTTTGTGGTTAACAAAAATAAAACCCCTGCGATGACAAATGATGTTTCTCCAGACATTGATGAGGGGGAAGTGTTTATTGTTGTCGATAACTGGTATGAAAAATCTTTTGATATTACTCTGGGAACTAAAACTGTCACAGTTTCGCCTACAGACGGCTACAATGCTACTATTGATGATGTGGCTGAATTAATTAAGGAGACTCTCCTGAATACTGATTGGGGGAACGAAGTTTCTTTCAAGTACACTGGGGATTATTCTGGTACATGGGGAACTGAAGGGTACACAAGTGCCTATATAGGTGTTTTTGAGGGCGACCCTGTGTATAACCGTGTATTAGACGACCCTTACACTATTCGATTAACCGTGAATGAAGACGGCTCTTTCTTATATCAAAAAGTATACAGTAACGGCTCAGTAGTGGATAATAATGGAGGCACTGTTAATTTAGTTACAGGGGTATTACAGTTTGGTGCAGGAGCTGACGGTTTCACCAGCACATGGAATGGTAATGGTTGGGATATAGTTTATGATAACCCTTATAGAACTGACGCTGATTATACTGTGAGTGTGACTAGAACTTCCACCCCTCCGGCTACGTCAAGTATGACTTTCAGAATTAATGTAACAACAGCCGGAGAAATTACAGGAACTATTGGGAGTACATGGAATGTAGGGGGGAGCGTCTTAACTGATGGGACACTTCAAATGATGTCCATAAATGCCCCAGAGACTTATAAGTTTGTAGGGCAAATTCATAAGAGTTTTGGAGTCTCTGGAACGTGGCAAACAACCAGTGGTGGGGCAGCAGGTACTTTTATAGGTGCTAGAACAAACCCCCCAACAACTTCAGTAATTTTTACAGTAGAGCGAAAAGGTGCTGTAGTCAGAGCAAAATACACTGGTACAGCTCTAGGGACTTCCTTTTCATTACACAATGGTTGCCTTAAAGTAACAGGAAGAGGTATCAAAGTAAGGGCAGGTTCTGTCCCAACCTTTCAAGACCTTTGGCCTGCTTCCTACTGGCCTGATGTTAAGCTCAGAATACAGCAGTCAAACTACAGTCAGGTTGAAGGTTACTATGTATATTCAGACGGCACAACATGGGAAGAGTCAACAGGATATAACATCAAAACAACTTTAGACCCTGCTACAATGCCTCACAAAATAGTCAGGTGGTATGACGGTAGTTTTAAAGTTGCTCCCTGTTTGTGGGAAGACAGATTAATTGGGGACGATAATTCAGCACCAATTCCCAGTTTTATAGGTCAACCAATAAACAATCTTTTCTTTCAGCAGGACAGGCTAAGTTTTATAACCGACAATACAATAATCATGTCCAGGTCAGGAGATTACTTTAATTTTTTCCCAAAAACAGCTTTGGAAATTCTGGACGATGACCCTATTGATATTGGTATAGGTAGTATCAAGTCAAGTAGACTACTTGAAGCTCTTCCATTTAACAAACAGATAATCTTGAGAGGGGAAACAAGCCAACACTTGCTTTCCTTTTCAGGCTCTTACCTGTCTCCTGCAACAACAGCTTTGGATATAACCACAATGTACCGGACATACTCTGATAGTATTTCAGCTTCAGTTGGGAGTAATCTTTATTTTCTTACTCCGGTAAAAGGATATGCACAGGTTATGGAATATTTCATTCAACCTGAAACATATCTGGAAGATGCTGCTGATATTACTAAGCAAATTCCAAAGTATATTAAAGCTGATTCAGATAAATTCTGTAAGGTATTATCCTGTCCTGAGAAGGATATGTTGTTTGTCTTTACAAATCTTGGGGAGACTTCGGAATTTTACGTCTACAATTATCTATGGCAGGGGGAACAGAAGCCTGTTTCTTCATGGAATACATGGAAACTGTCAGGAAAAATTATTGATGCTGAAGTAGTAGGCACAAATTTATACCTTCTGGTTAACGATGGGATAACCAGATTCTTAAAGTTGTCTTTAGACACTGACTCTTTGAATTACCTGGATTTACCCTTCAGACTGGATTATGTTGCTCCTACAGTATATCTTCCCTATATCCCAAAAACTGATTTGGAAGTATACCTTATGAAAGCTACAGGCGAGTTTAAAAAGGTATCTCAAATGTCTTTGGTTGATGATATACTAACTATTGAAGAAGATTTGGAAGACTATGAGTATATTATAGGAGGTCTGAGTAATTTTGCTTTTATCAAACTTTCAGGGTGGTATCTGAAAGACCAGAATAACAATCCGGTAATGAACAGTTTACAACTTACAAAAACAATAGTCACTCTTGAGCCGACCACATACAAATTTAACGAACAAGTGAAACAGCATAAGTCTTCTGATACTGAGGTAACAGATTCTTTTATAACACTTGTGAGGGACGCTCACAATACTAACATAATAATTTCTTCTGTGGGAGGAAACCCTATGAATATTAAAACTGTGACCTATGAAGGTTACACAAGTAAGCCGAGGTTACTCAGGTAATGTGGCCTGTACTTTTAGCAGCAGGAGGGGCTGGTTTGTCCGGCCTTTCAACATACTACCAGATTAAACAGGCAAACGAACTGGCTTCACAGAAAGCTCAGGCTATAGACAGAGACAGACAAGTAAGACTGAAAACTCTCACACAAAAGAGAGAACAGTTAAAAGATTCTATTAGTCTGACTTTGGAACAACGGAAAAGACAGCAGATGAGGGAAGAGTCCACTTTAAGAGCTTCTTTTGGAGCTTCAGGTGTTACCGGAAATACCCCTTTAAGACAGCTTTACATAAGCCAGCTTCAGTCTGAATACGACAACAATATTAACAAGAAAAATCTAAATACCGCTTTAGACCAGACATATCTGGAAGAACTATCTGTGAATATCGGAGTTGACTCAAGCATAGCTTCAGCTAAAGCTTCACAGACTCCAGGATGGGCTTCCGCTCTTATGATAGGTGGCTCTGCATTTCAGAGTGGTGTTTCAGGTTATTTAACAGGAAAACAAATATAAGAACTGTACCACAGAAACCCTCTTCGAGGAGAGGGGTATCACAGCAGGAAACCTACAGGTATGCTCCCAGTTTAAAAGTATCTGCAAGAGAAGTTAATACTTATACTGAACCTGTACCGGACAGTAAGACAACCAATTTAATAAAAGCTTTACAATCCGGTCAAAGTATTCTTGAAAGTTTCGGTAAATACAAAGCAGGTAAATCCCATTTTGATTATAAAGAAGGGCAGGAAAAGGCTTTAGCAGGAAAACAGCTTACTGAAGCTGAGGCTCAGGTAGACGCTAAAGTTAAAGGCTTTCAGGAAGTTATGGGTAGAGGTGATGCTTATAAGTTTGATTTGTTAGTTCAGAAGTATTTCTCTGAAAATAAATATACGTCTCCTGAAGATTTTCAGGAAGGACTCAAACTGCTTGAGCAAGGATTTACTGAAGGGAAATCTGAACATTATCTGAGAGGTTTTGTTCCTGAAGCCATGAAGACTGAACATGCCGCTTTCAGTAATTTTACTAAAGTGAAACAGTTGGAAGTTCAGGAGAAACACCTTGAGAATATTACAAATGATTTTAAGAATACTCTAGCACAGACTCAAGGTAATCCTGAAATTCTCAGGAAGAAACTGACACAGCTTCAGGAAGAGTCTAAAGCTTTAGGTATAGACAGACTTACAGTGTCTGAAAGAATTTTAGATGCTGTAGGACTGGAAGCTGAACGTACAGGAAATCCTGATTTATTGTCTTTCGCTGATTTAAAGGAAAATGGAATTGCTCTGACAGATACAGCTCTTGCTAAAACTGTACAGTCCTATAGAGACAAAGCTGAAACTGCTAAGAGCCTCTACAGGAAAGCTCAGGAAGGACAAATTAAAGAACTCCGTAAGGAAGCTAAACAGGTTTTAGTTAATGAGTTTCTGATTTCCCTGTCCGATATGAAAGCAGGCCAGAGTTCTGTGAGTCCTGAAAAGGTTATAGGTTTGAGACAGCAGATTGTAAATTTCAGTGATGCCAGAAAAAATGAACTTGGTATAGCTCTTGATAATTCAGATGTGGATAGGCTGCTTACACTTACAGAAAATCTTCTGGAAACTGAGGGTTTTTCAAACAGTTCAGATGTGGAAGTTTTAAGAAGTCTTACCGGAATGTCTTTAGCTATTACCAATGAGGAAGATATGAGTAATGTTTTAGATTATCTGGAGTATCACAGAAGTAATCTGACCAAAGAAGACTATCTGAAATACACCAGAGAAATTATGTCCTCAGTTAAATTAGCCACAAATGCTGAACTGAAAGCCTTTAAAGAACTTTACAAAAGGAATACTCCAAAGTTTCTAAGTAGTTTAGCTCAATATGGGGACTCAATAGCTGAACAAGAGCTGCTTGGTCTTCAGGCACAGAAGGCTAAAAACCAAGACTCTCGAAGACAAAGTTATGCTCAGGTTATGCTTGATTATTATATAACTGAAGCCTTACAAGAAAACGGAGGAAAACCTTTAAGTCCTAAAGAATACTTTCAAATACAGGAAACCGTCAGAAAAGAAGCTAAAGAAGTTTATCCAGAATTTGACCCGATGGATTTCGGCGACGCTGAAAAACCACAAAATAAGACAACTGAAACTTCCCTAATAAACAGGTTAGAAAGGTTAAAACGTCTTGGAAGAAACTAAAAATTTATTAGAATACTCCCCTGAAGAAATTGAAGAATTATACACATCAGGTAACTTACCTGCCTCAACTGTAGACTATTATATCGCTAAAAAAACATTTAGAGAAAAAGGTTTACTTGGTCTTGAACCTGTAGACGTTGAGACTTTGTATAATAGAAAAGAATTATCCGATAAAAATCTTGATGATTACATTATGGCTAAGGAAAGTCCCTTTCTTTTTGGGATGCAGGAAGGAACTAAAGGGATAATAAGAGGAGGAGCTAAAGCTGTCAAAGAAGCTCACGTTCTTTTAAATCAAACGTTTTATGGGCTTTTCAGGGACGATGAAACTATCAGGAAAGAAGTAGAAGCAGCATGGTCTGAGATTATTCCTGATGTTATAGAAAAACCTCTGGCTGAACCATCAGCTCTTTGGTCAGCTAATCTGGTTGAAGGTGTCACCCAATTCAGTGTCGGCATGGTAGGAGCAGGTAAAGTTGTAGATACAGTTAAACTGACTAATACTTTAAGGAACGGGCAGGCCCTTACCAAAGTAGCTGAAAAAATGCCGAAGCTTGCAAACTGGCTTGCCAGAGTAGGAGCAGAATCAGCTAAAGGGGCTATTGTCGACTATACAGTCTTTAATCCTACTGAAGGGAGACTTGCAGATTTACTGGAAGAACACCCTTCATTGGGTAAAGCAGTTCCTGACTTCCTACTAACTAATCCCGATAATCCAGAATCTTTAGAAAGACTTAAAGGTGTCCTTGAAGGGATACTAACAGCAGGTGCTTTAGAAGCAGCATTAGCGGGTTTCAAAGCTTTAAAAACAACTTTACATATAAGAACAGGTAGTGACCCTATACAAATTAAGCAGATACTTGAAGAAGAACTTGGAGTTGGGGGGATGATGCACCCTCTGGACGATATTGAGTATCTGGAAACAATTCAGAGGGATTTCGCACCAACACAGAAGACAACCGGAATTTATATGAAAGGCGACCCTGACGCTCCGGTAGGTCACCAGGGGGGAGTTTCCACACCTGAAGCTAAAAAGGTATTTGAGAAAAAAGCGGAAGAACTTTTCTATAAACTCGATGCTGATAATATAGCTGACAGACACGATAAACTTATCGAGCAGATGGAAGCACCAGACGGAGTTAAAAACCTTCTGAATGGTGTCCGGTCGATGTCTGATGATGTCATTGAGCAGTATACCAGAGGGGTTCAGAAGGATTCTGTCACCAGAGCCAACAGTATTAAAGAGTATGACAGACTTACTGGCGGCAGAGGAATAGACGAGGCAAAAAAAGCTGTAGGTTCTCTGTTCAAAGATACTAAATATCTTAATGAAAGAATAGCTCTTGTTAATCAGATTATACAGGCTCAGGCTCATAAGATTAATAAAATGCTTCAAAAAGAAACTCTGACTTTTGAAGAAAAGACGCAGGTTATTGAAGCCATGTCTGATTTAATTGAAATAGATAATCAGGTTAGAGGTATCAGGGCTGAAATGGGAAGAGGTTTTAGATTCTCAGGGTTTAAAGAAGCACTACAGGTAGATATCAGTAAGCTCGATGAAAGTTTAAAGAAAACTTACAATGCTGAAAAAAGTTTGGCTGAAGAGGCTATGGATAATGTTATTAAAACCTACAAACGTGCTAAAAATGATAAAGTCCGCTTTCATGTCGCTAAAAATGGGACAACTAAAGCAAATCAAAACCTTAAAAATTTCCTTGAGTATACTCAGGCAAACTTATTATGGGGGCCGACAACTCATGCTATAAACCTTGTTGGGGGTACTCTTGCATATACTAATGAAACTTTTAAACGGTTTGTAGGAACAGGTACACAGGCACTAATAAAAAGAGACGCTAAACAGGCTCTTGAAATTGCAGCTTGGTTTCATGGTACTAAGCAGGGAATTAAAGAAAGTTTTAAATTACCTGGAGTAAACAAAAAAAACTTCTACCAGCCTAAAGTTTTAAAAGAAGGTTTTAAAAAAGCATGGGATATGGATAGTGAAGCTGGTGGTGTATGGAAAGCACTGTTTTCAAGCAGAGGGCAAATAGATACCCTTACTGACAGTAAGTTTATGGAAGGCACTCAAGTAATTTCAAAAGATGCTAACAAATTTAAGCAGGTTTTCGGTCTTGAAGGAAAAGGCTTTTATAAGGCTGTAGGTGATTTACTTTTAAAACTTCCCTTTCATGGTCTTGCGGCGACTGATGAGTTAATTAAAAATATAGGCACTTATAGTGAAATCCACAGTAAAGCCTGGAGAGAAGCTGTAGAATTAACAGATGGAAACTTAGACGAAGTCAAAAAAGTTTACTATGGTTCTCTACAGAATGTGACTAAAGAAAGATTTTATGAAGGCATACAAAAAGGAAGAGAAATTACCTACACAGAACTTGCTCAACATAGTTCAGGAAGGGCTATAGATAAATGGTTGTCCACAAACCCTGGACTTGTAGCGAGAATTGTTGCTATGCCTTTTTATAAAATTATTCTTAATATCAGTAAGTATGTTGGAAGACAAACACCATTAGGCCTTTTTTCCGAAAAGATTCAAGGACAATTAAAATCCGGAGGCGTGGAAAGATACGAAACAGTGGCAGGGATGCTTGGAGGTACAGCCATAATAATATGGGGTGCAAGTGCTTATGAAGATGGGGAACTGTCAGGGAGAACACCGGAAGATATTAGAGAAACTGTAAATACTTTTGGAAGTAACGAGTACAGTTATAAGATAGGAGATAAATGGGTAGACTATAACCGTCTGGATTATGTAGCTACTCTTGTAGGACTTGGAGCTGACTTAGCCAGAGCTAAAGATACTTTCGACAGGCATTATCTTGATGATGAAACAGCAGGACTTGTTGAGGATAGACTGGACGAAGTAATGGGAGCTTTTATGGCTGTTATGACAGAACCTTTTATTAATAAAACTTTTGCTCAGGGTTTGATGGATTCTCTTGAAATGTTCAGAAATCCTGAAAGAAGAGACTGGGGTAAATACGCAGCAAGACAGGGAGCTAAAGCCGTACCTTTTGCGACACTTTTATCCAACACACAAAAGGCTCTGGTAGATGATTTTGTCCGTGAAAAGGAAACAGCTCTGCATGAAATTTACAGTTATTTCTATCTGAATGGAGTTCCTATTAAACGTCACCCTCTTTATGGAACACCTATGGAACAGACAGAAAAAGTTTTCGGTCTGAACACAAGACAGGAAACTGATGATATTGTTGTCCATACTATAATGGGTTTAGGAATGGAAATTGGGAAACCTACAGATGTCTTCAGAAGTAACGGTGTATCAATAAAACTGAACAGGGAACAATGGGCTAAATATAATGATTTTCTCAGTGAACTTCCTGTGAAAAAGGTTCTTGAAAATCTTATAGCAAGTCCAGGCTTTCAGGCAGGCAAAAACTCAGATTTTAAAATAAAACTTATACGTAACCAGATTTCAGCGTTTAGGAATATTGCAAAACAACGACTGTTAGCAACAGACAAAGAATTACTTGAAGAATACAAGAGACAAATAAATTTTAATGCTTCAGCGATTATGGGGGAAACATCTAAACCAACAATCGCAGGTAAACTGCAAAAATATGTAAAGGAGTAATATTAGTAACGAAGAACTGAAAACAGCAGTAAGGGAAGCTATAAAAGAAGCTATGAAAGACCACAACTGCTGTCTGAATGATGTAGGGATTTCATGTCAGGAACATATTGAACACCACCGCTACATCAAAAAAGTACAAACAGATATGGGGACAGTTACTAAAGCTGTACTTGCTTCTCTTGCCACAATATTAACTGGAGGACTGCTTGGCCTGATTTGGTTAGGTATACAAAGTAAGGTAGGTGTAAAATAGATAGAGCAAAACTTGAAGAAAAACTGACAGGACTGCTTGAGTCTCTTACAGATTTTTATAAACATAAACTGGATTCTAAAGAGCTTTCCAGTCAGGAACAAAAGTGTTTAATACAGTTACTTAAAGATAATGCTATAAGTCTTGAGGATGTAAAACCGAAAGGCAACATACTTGAAGACGATTCTTTAGAAGATTTTATTGAAGAGTTAGGATTAAATTAATAAAGACAAAAAAGAACTATACCTCATATTAACAGACTTCAGGGTGTTTCTGGCATTAGTCTGGAAACACCTCGGTCTCCCTCCACCAACACCATTACAGCTTGAAGTGGCTCACTACCTTCAGCACGGCGGTAAGCGAAAAATACTTCAGGCTTTCAGAGGTATAGGCAAGTCATGGATAACCAGTGCTTTTGTCCTTTGGTGTCTTCTTCGTAATAAAAATGAAAAATTTCTGATAGTAAGTGCAGACAAAAGAAGGGCTGATGACTTTTCGATATTCTGTCACAGGCTTATCAGAGATATGTCAATACTCAGACATTTGACTCCGAAAAGAGGTCACAGGTCAAGCAATATTGCTTGGGATGTAGGAACTTGTAAACCTGCTCATGCTCCGAGTGTTAAATCTTCAGGTATATTCGGACAGATTACAGGTAGCCGTGCTACTAAAATTATAGCAGATGATATCGAAGTAGGTAACAACAGTAGTACTCAGGAAGCAAGAGAAAAACTGATACATACTGTGGCAGAATTTGAAAGTATTCTGACACCTGAAGGTGACACAAGTATTACTTTTCTAGGTACTCCACATACTGAAGAAAGTCTTTATAATCACCTGTTCACTGAAAAAGGTTATTCCAGAAAAATCTGGACTGCAAGAGTTCCTATGCCTGGTAAGCTTGACAGTTATTTTGGTTGTCTCGCTGAAAGTATAGTTAAGAGATATAATCAAGGTGAACACTGGCAGCCTACTGACAGTAGATTTTCAGACGCTGATTTAGTTGAAAGAGAGTTGTCAGCAGGTAAATCTAATTTTATGCTTCAGTTCATGCTTGATACAACTCTTGCTGACCTTGAAAGATATCCCCTCAAGTTATCCGATTTAATTTTCATGAATACTAATCTGGAGGTAGCACCTGTAAAATTACAGTACGGTTCAGCTCCAGAACAACAAATCAAAGGCTTGAGGAACTTAGGATTTACTGGTGACCGCTATTATAAACCTATGTATATGTCTGAAGAATGGACTGAGTATGAAGGTTCGGTGATGTATGTAGACCCAAGTGGACGAGGCCAAGACGAGACAGCTTACGCAGTTGTTAAGCAGTTACATGGTAAACTTTATCTGACAGCAAGCGGAGGATTTAAAGGCGGTTATGAAGATGAGACCCTAATAGGACTTGCTAAAGTTGCTAAAGATGAACAGGTAAATTTACTTATAGTTGAAGACAACTTTGGCGATGGGATGTTTACTAAAATCTTTCAACCTGTTCTTAATAAGTATTACTTTCAGTGTGCTTTAAAAGAGGAAAAAGTTCACAGCCAAAAAGAACTTAGAATTATTCAAGACCTTGAACCTGTTATGAATAGCCATAGGCTTGTAGTAAATAAAAGTATACTTGAAAAGGAACTACAGGTACTGGAAAGAGACGACAAACAATTACCTTATTTACTCTTTTATCAGCTTACAAGAATTACTAAAGACAGGGGTTGTCTTAAACATGATGACAAACTTGAAGCTCTGGCAGGAGCTGTCAGGTATTGGGTTAATGCAATGGCAAGGGATTCGGAAGAAGCTGCTGAAGACTGGGAAATAGAAATGCTTCAGAAGTATCAGGAAAATTTCATAGAACAGATTACAGGTTTCACAGGGGTAGCTTCAGGTAAACCTGCAAACCCTAACTGGATTAGTAAGATTTAAGATTCGGGGAAAAAGGCTGACCTAAGAACAACTGAAAAAAGACACGAGAAGGTACTAAAGCCTAACGAGAAGCTATTAAAACAAGTTACCCTATAGGTTAGTATAGGTTAAAAATTTTAAAGATTTTTTCCCTGTATTTTATAGGCCACCCTTACTATAACCAGAGAGGAAAATAGTTAAAGTTAACTTGAAGTTAAGAGGGGAGCTAAAAGCCAGTAATGACAAGGGTTTCACCCAAGTCGACACTATGGGGAAGGAAGCCCAGGGGGAAAGATACTATAAGTATAACTATAAGTATAACTATAAGAGTATCTATTGGTAGACTGGTAGTATAACTATAAGGGTAGCTTTAGATATACTTTAGATTAACTATAAGGGTAGCTTTAGATATGCTTTAGATTAACTATAAGGGTAGCTTTAGATTAACTGAAAGCCATGCTTTAGATGTACTATAGATATACTTTAGATTAACTATAAGGGTAGCTTTAGATTAACATTAAGATTAAAGAAAGGATAATTGCTAGACAAAGATTGGCTAAGAGACAGAATAAAGACTGTCTTACAGAATTATGATGTGTATTCACTTGAAGCTCAAGAACTATTAATGCTTACTGCTGCTCAGGAGAGTAAGCTTGGAACTTACCTGACTCAGATTTCAGGGCCTGCCCTCAGTATTTTTCAGATTGAGCCTAAAACTTATCAGGATATTTTTGACAGGGTTCTGTCTAAACGCTGGAAGGGGTGCTTTAGTCCTGACCCAATGTCACTGATAGTTGACTTTGATAAGAGTATTATGGCTTGCAGGGCGAAATACTTGAGCATACCAGAGCCTATCCCAAGTGATGCTATGGGAATGGCTAGATACTGGAAGAAGTATTACAATACGAAACTTGGTAAGGGTACTGCAAGGGAAGCTTATCAGAACTACAGGAAATACTGTTAAGAAGCATACTAATATAGTCTTTCTGTCTGGTGGTAAGGATAGTACAGCGATGCTTTTACTTTTACTGGAAGAAGGGACAAGAGTAGATGAAATTGTTTTTATAGATACAGGTCTTGAATTTAAAGAAATGTATAAGCACCTGGAAGATGTTGAAAAATATATAGGAAGGGAAATCACAAGACTATCAGCAGAACATTCTTTTGAGTACTTTGCTTTTGAGCATTTAAAAACTAAGGGTAAGAACCAAGGCACTAGAGGTTACGGCTTACCTTCTTTTGCTTGTCGTTGGTGTACAAGAGCATTAAAATTAAATCCTAAAAATAAGTATCTGAAGCAGTTTGAAACTTACACTGAATTTGTGGGATTTGCAGCTGATGAAACAGCAAGACTTGAAAAAGCTAATAATAAAACTGCCAGTTTCAGATTCCCTTTAATTGAAAAAGGGCTAAACGAAAAGCAAGCTTTAGATTATTGTTATTCTAAAGGCTTCACTTGGGGTGGACTATACGAAAAGTTTAATAGACTGTCTTGCTGGTGTTGTCCTTTTCAAAGGCTAGGGGAATTAGAAGTATTATACAGGGATTTTCCAGATTATTGGAAGAAACTGAAAGAATACGACAGCAAAGCTTTTAACACTTTCAGATATGATTATACACTACAGGAACTTGAGATAAAATTTTTATATCCAGAACTTTTTAAGACTTTAAGAAGATTACAGAGAAGAAGGAGATACTGTGATTAAAATGGAGACGACTTGTAGGATTACAGAAATTGTTAAACCTACTAAAGCAAGAATGTTTGAAGATTTACAGGTGGGAGACACTTTAATCTTACAGACAACAATTAAACATTTAAAACACTATAAGCCTTATGTCTTGATTACTTGTCCAAGACTTGAGGTGTCTATCAGAAAATCTTTCAATGAACTTTCAAACATATTAACAAATTTTAAATTGGAGAACTAATGGAAATATATTTTACAACACTAGAAGGACTAGGACTTGTTTGTCTTGGAGCGAACGCTATCACTGCTCTTACTCCGACAAAAACAGATGACAAGATAGTTAATGGTATTCTGAAGGTGCTGAACATACTTTCAGGGAATGTATTGAAGAACACTAATAAATATTAACTGAAATTTCTAGTCCCTTTAATCTGCCAGAAGGCTAAAGGGACTTACAAGTTTATGGCTGAGGGACGAGGCTTTAAGAAGTGCTGTAGATGTGCTTGAAGATTGCTTGGGGTAGGACTGAAGGTAGGACTGAAGGTAGGACTGAAGGCAAGGCTGAAGGTGTACTGCTAGAAGTAGGTTGAAGGTAGGACTGAAAGTTCACTGCTTGAAGTCGGCTTGAAAAACTGACGGAAAAATTTGAGCAGCCTTATCGTGGTGAGTCAGCTCGGTTTGTCCCCCTGGTGGGTATCTGCTTAAAATAGAGTACCTGTTACAATTTAGCCCGCCGGAAAATTAGCTTTAAATCTTCTGCCGGAAAACTATAATAATAAAGCCGTTCCCGTAAGTTTTCCCGTCAGTGACGCTGAAAGCCTTAACTGGTGAATGGTGCAAGGGATTGATAAACCCTTGTTGGGTTATTGTGGTATCACTAAAGGCAAGTCTCAATTGACTTGTCTGTTTTTTTTGGATAATCCTTCTTTATTAATAATGGTTATCAATAAGGAATAGTTCTTGTTAAGTATGTTTGATTTTGGTTATCTATTTTTTTTCCTGTGTTTCTTTTCGTTATTTTAATAGTATTCCTTTTAATTAACCTTTAGTTTTATTGTTATCTATTTTTTTTTTGTGACACCTTAACAAACTGATAGCCTAACAAAAAGCCTAACTACCAGCAATCTTTAAAATTTTATTGCTAGTAATTTCAAATAGTTATCACAAATCGACAAAATTTGATAAAAAAGTTGTTGACAACGGATATGTAGTAGTTTATATTCAGTATCAACAACAACACAAACGGAGGTTAAAAATATGAACACTTACAACCTAAGTTGCAAGGAAACTTTGCTACAACTTCTTCTTGAAGAACAAAAAGAAGTTTTGAGCTTTTTAAAAAACTGTTCCTCTGATGACATGGTGGCAGTAAGATTAGAGGATGACGAGGACGAACAGCCACGACTTTATGGCTGCTACTGCCTGTCCTCTGATGAGTACCGTAATTACCAGCAGTCTGGCGGCATTTGGAACCATGTTTCAGTATCAAAACTGAAGAAAAAACTAGAAATATAACTTTATAAGCCTATACAATTAATTTTGTATAGGCTTTTTTATTAACGGAATTTAAAACGGAGACAAAATTTGATAAAAAAGTTGTTGACAACGGATATGTAGTAGTTTATATTCAGTATCAACAACAACACAAACGGAGGTTAAAAATATGAACACTTACAACCTAAGTTGCAAGGAAACTTTGCTAC